TGGTTAATTGGTTTGTTAGTGTAATGGTTGCAGTTTGGATTTTCCCTAGTGTCCATGCCCAAAGATTTGCAAATGTGAGTTTCTTGAGAACATTAGACGCAGCACTGTCAATAAGCCCAACAGTATCAGCATCAACAGGCGTTGTTTTGGCTGTCGCGCCGTGAATAGACGAACCAACATTCACTTCGTCCGTTACGTCTGCGGATTCTTCAATACCGTCTAACTTAGTCTTATCACCGTTGGCAAAAGCGCCCTCCGATGGCTCAAGCTGATATGCGGATAAATCCTGATCTGGCGTTGCACCAGCCGAAATTCCATCAAGCTTTGTCTTATCGCCGTTCGCAAATGCGCCCTCAGACGGTTGAAGCTGATATGCGGATAAATCCTGATCTGCCGTTGCACCATCGGCAACATTTATCAGCGTTCTAACCTGTGCAGCGGTTAGTTCCTCAGTTACACCCGCACCAGCCGTAACCCGACCTAGAATTGTAGATGTTGCCTGTGTCAGCGTGTGTTCATCATTCCAATCGGACGGTTGAACAACGTCTGTATCACCAGCATCAGCTACAAGGCTTTCTTTTGCGTGTTTGAGGCTAATCGTCATTGAACTGTCTCATTCATTACTGGTTCAACGCCAATGGGCGACCCGTTTTCATCTTTAACAACACGCTTAGGAGCCATAAGAGCCTTGCCAAGCATAGTCATAAACTGCGCCTGTTGTTCACGGCCTTGCCGCATTTCATCAAGAATAAGTTTGGTTTCCATAATTTCCGCTTCCATGATTTGATTGACACGTTGAACAGCTTCAGGATCAGCGGCACTTGCTACAATCTTTTGACGTTCAAGCAATCGTTGCTCTTTTGCGCTGTCTCTATCCAATTCCAGACGCTGCATTTCGATAGCGTTTTTAGATTTGATTTCATCGCCCTTCATTTGCAATTCAGCTTGTTTAGCTTCTTGCTCGGCTTTCATCATTTCAGCTTGTGGGTTTGGTTTAGGCTTGGAAGCGGTTTCTTTTATCTGCTCGGCAAAGTCATCAATAGCTGCCTCAAGTTCACGCCCTGCCCTGAATGGAGAGACTGCGAATTTAAGCACCTCAGCGGCGAATGGAGCCGTTTCAGGCTGTGCGGCAACCATTGGGGATAATTGTGCCAAAGCACTGGCTAGCGCCCCTAGAAACTCGGTGACGCGCTGTTTGTTGGAATTTTCATCAGGATGGATTGTGGAATCTGTTTCAATCTCCAAAGTAAACGGCCGCATACGTTCATTGCGTAGAAACTCAAACACCTGTTCAATAGTGATTTTAGACTGTAATTCCTGAATTTGTTCTTGCGCCTGTTGAAGCAGTTTTTGCGCCTCTTCTGGGTTTTGTTGCGCTTGTGCCATCAATTGAGGGTTTTGTTTAGCTTGCTCCACCTGCTGCTGGATCTGCATAACCTGCCCTTGAATGGATTGAGCAGTTGGAATGCTATCATATTGCGACATTGCCAAGAGCGTTTGCGGCTGGAAGTTTTCAGCCATTATCTCGCCAGAGATACGGGTTAAATCCCTCGATATTCTAACAAGTTCCTCTTGCCTGTCACGAATACGGACAGACCCATATTGTGATTTAAGCTGTTGCGCGCCTAGTGTTTCATTCGGGTTGCTTGCACCGCGCATAATGTCAGACAAGCCAGTGATTTGATAAACGTCATCAATGACCTGTTTACGAAGCTGGATAAGTTGAACAATAACCTGAGCGATTTGATCAACTGGCAACCATATGATTGAATCGCGTAAACCAGCCCCACCCATTGCCGCAAAGTTTGGCACAGGGATAAGAATAGCTTGATTGTCCTGCTGCTTCATGGCGGTTTCAATCGCGCCCGCAATATCCTCATTGCCACCAGCATAGAAGCCTTTGACACGCAAGCTTTCAGACAGCGCCGAAATTCTAGCGGTTAGTTCGTTGATTTCCTCAATCTGGTCTTTGTAGTAAAGGAAATCAGGAACAGGAATAAGCGTTCCAGGCTGTACCGTTCCATAGGCAGGTTTCGGGCATGGATAGAAGTTTTCAAGCGATAGAAACGGCTCCATAATATCAAGAACATCATCAACGCCTGGGGTTACCCAAACAACCACTCCTTTGGTCTTTGACCATAACTCATAAACACAGGCTTTTTTCTCACCCGAATAATCGCTTTCCTCTTTGCGCTCGGCAAAGTCTGCATCTTTCCATGCATCGCTTTCGGTAAACCGATCTTCCATTGCCTTGCGTGTTAGCCAAGAGCGGCGGAAAACAAATCCAACCTCTTTCCATTTTCGCGCTGGCTCGTGTCCAAAGTCTTTTCGGTCTATATGGTCGTAAGCAACTTTTTCATTCTCTTGATCGTCCTGCTCAAACCTTGCCCATGAAACACCCCTTGAAAACAAAGCAACATCGTCACGAACCATTTTCATGGTGTCGTTAATATCTTCTGCATCGAATGATGTAATCAGGCTGCGCTCTAGTATTTCAGCAGCGTATCGGTTGATTTCCTTGCGGTCTTTAAACCGTGAAGCCACAACAGGAACTGGCGTTCTGGAATAGATCGAAGGCTTTAGAACCTCAAGATTAGCCCAAAACACTTGCATCTGACGTTCTGTATTTGCGCCTGTCAACGATTTTAGATCAGCATACAACTTGCCGATGTTATCGCATTTGTCGTGATACGTCGAAAAATACTTATCGCTTTCCTTGATAGCATCCAGCCAAGGCTTAGACGCACGAAGGTCTGCGAACGGATCTTCTATCTGATCGTCCGTTGCTAGGTTCTTATCATCCATCAAGTTTACCTATATCTTTATTGAACGTGTCAACAAATTTCTTCGCCAATTCCTGGACTGATCTGTCCTCAAAGCATAATAATTTAATAGAAAGGGCATCTTGCCCTTTGTCGTAATTTTCTACTGTTGGGCAAGCAATAATATCATAGGACATAAGCCGCCCACATGCATCATATCGGGGGAATGATCTGACATAATGATCTGGTAAATCAATGTTTTCTTGTATCTCGAGAAGCAAATCATCACCATATTTATGAAATTCTTCTGGGGGCATAAACTCCCATTCAAATTTCATATATTTAAGATCAATTTTCACGGTTACACCGCTATCCTTGTCTTGCTTGGTGGCTTTGGTGCGCCTTCAAGTCTGACTGTGCCTTGCGGCCTAATAATCTTAGGCTCTGGCTTTTCATCAGGCGCTTGCCGCCATGCCATTGATAAATAGCGAAACGCATCAGCTAAGTGTGAAGTCCAATCGCGAACCTCAGTTGCTCGAAATGTCTTGCGTTCGTCATCCCAATCGCGTCGATATTGTTCTAATGCGGCGATGCCAACCTCTTCGCATCGCGGGTCAAATATGCACAAAGGCAGCGTTTGCCTTACCGCGTTGATACCATCCAGCTTGCCAGCAATAGGAACCACTTGCGGGTTCAAGCCATATTTAAACATCGTTTCAATCCGTGTCCGACCAGTTCCCCATTCGGTAACCTTTGCATCGTGGGGTACGAAATCAATTCCCCTTACCCAAGGCTTTTCGTGGCATTTCTCTGCGAAATATTCCACGTTACCACCTGAAGCGGTCAAACAATCCAGAATGTAGACCTTGCCGCCGTGGACTTGAAACCACCAGATTGAAGTATCATCACGAACGCCAATATCCCAAGCCTTATGAACTGGTTTGCCTGGGAGTGGAATAACCTGTTTAATTCGCCCTTCGTTGCGAACCTTAACCATTTCTTTAGCGTAGTACGCGCCCATAATAGCGGAATTGAAACTGCACTCATATTCCTGTTGGAATTGTGCCGTTCCCAAATCCTCGCCATACAAAGCGATATATTCTTTTATGCTTTCGTCTAGTTGATCAGGAGATAAAGCCCCCGTTTGGTGTATGTCTGAAACCTCGGCAAACCACTTAGGGTTATCCTTAGCCATATCATACATTGATTTAGCATGGTTCCGACCGCGCGGCGTTGTGATAAACGCTGCCCAACCGTTGTTTTCTTCAAGCATTGGCCTGTGATAAGCCCATGCACTTGGATTAGCCAAAGCCCATTCAGAATAAGCAATACCAGCAACGCCAGCACCAACCGTGCTGTCATATTTATCAGACCCGATAATCTGCCAAGTTGATCCGTTTTTAAGGCGGATAAACATTTCAGTGTCGTTTCTGCTTTCGCAGATTTCAGGCGGGAAAGCCTCGTCTATTCTTCGTTTACCAGTATGAGCGTTCACCGCTGTCCAAAGAGCCTTGCGGCCTTGAGCGTATTCTGGCAAGCAATGCCAATAAGATCCAATTCGCTTATGCGCTAACTCACAGGTGGCACTTAAAACGATTTCGTCTTTACCCCATCGTCTATGTGCAATCTCAATGGCTCGTTTACCACCATTAACCAGATAGCTATGGAATGGCTGTTGATACCAGCGAACGCGCCGTTCAATCGTCTGTAGCATCAGGCGCTTGTTCGTAAACTGTTTTGAATATTAACTCTGCTGGGCCTGTGCCTGTTTCGTTTGCATGGTTTAATTGCTGCGCAACCTTACCTTCAAGGCGGTCTGCAATCTCGCGAATAGCAGGAACGTCACCAGATACAGCCTTATCAACTAATGCGTTTGCCACTTGGCGAAGCTTTGTGCCACCTTCTGCTGCCGCTTCATTGATAGCTATTCGAAGCATATCAGAGAAAGCTTTCTTTGAAACTGGCCTTCCTGTTGGATTTCCTGATTGTCCTTTTTTAAATGGCATTGTTTTTTAATACTAAGCTTTTGAATAGCCTAGCCCTTTCCTGCGGTTTGAGCGCTAGAATTGGTTGCGATTATTTATCCATAATCTTCTATATGTTGTGCGAGTGAGCGAAGGATTGAAACCGATTCAACCCGCCCATGCTCTTGAAGCAAATAGCCTGCGGATTCTTCTGCAAACAGAATTGATCTGCGCTTACCGTGTGCAACAATCGCCTCGATTGATAATTCATCTAATGTTTTATTGCGTTTGGGCATTTGTCTGCCTCGCATTTTAAATGAAAAACCCCGCCACATCAGTTAAGATGGGCAGGGCTTAGTAGGATTTTGGAAGATCCCTATTTGCTAACGAACAACTGTCTCAAAACAGTAACAAATCACTAAACGTAATTCGTTGATTGTGCATATCGTCCTTTGGTGATTATGTCAACCCTTTGCCAACGCATCCAGTGATTTTACTAACAGATCGTTCATATGTGGCGTGAAATACTCTGCCGTTTCATCGTCAGCTAGGAAAACCCGCCTGAATATACCGTGAGCGCCTGGATGGATTGTGCCTAGAATACCAATATACCGCATAATCATAGCCTCTGCCTTCCTGCCACGCTCTTGAGCGTTGATACCTTCAATTGCTATTCCCTTTGCCTTACCGAAGTTCATGGCTTGACTGTTCATGGGTGGATAACCGCAGTTTATGTGACAAGCATTCCAGTTGGCAGCAACATCGTTACCCGTTTGAAGCCTTGACGCTGCCAGTTCGCTTAGTTTTACTTTGCCGTTAACTTTCTTAACCTTGCCAAAATCGCCAGCTATAGCCTTACGACCAGCACAATAGCCATATAACGGGTTTTCAGCTTCTTCGCGTTCTATTACTTCGCCGTGAATTGCCGCTTGTCTGATACGCGCTAGAATAACAACTTCCTTAGCTTCCTGTGCGTTCATGGCTTCTTGTTCCTCTGATCTGGATATGCGCCCATTGTCAGTTCTAATCATGCCTCCTTTGCGTGGTCTGCCCCCGTTTGAGAATTTGAACGCCCTGCGCTTTTTTCTGTTCGCCGCTTTCATGCTTAAATCCTATGCTGATTGCTGTTGATTGGCGTTTTCTTGTTTTGCTTTCTCACGATGTTTTTTATTGTATTCCCTGCGTTGTTTTCGAATAAACCGTAACCTTTTCACAGCATCCGCCTGTCTTGCTTTTTCGCGCTTGTTTACATCTTCTAAAAACTGCGAGATTTTATAAATTGTGTCACCGCTTGCCCTAGATCGACACAAAATTTCCTCTAAAATCACAAGAGCGTCTTGTTGCCCATCATAATTATATTCAAAATCTGGCATGGTCTTTGGCTCCATCTGGAAGGTAACTAATTCTTTGCCGCGCTATTCGGTCATTTAATAATTCATGGGCTAACCTCATATGCGTGTTACCATAGAGGCTACAATCGACTTCTTTGCGCTTGGTTGTCGCCACGGTGATTTGAGGCTTTGGAAAAAAAGCTGATTTGAATAGTTGCCATGCAATCATTTCAATCTCCTTTGGTTATCGTTATTTCAACGCGCGGCCTTGCCTTGTCAATTTCCTCGGCAATATCCCAAATTACATTGATGTTTTTGTCATTAATCCCAAGACCATCAGCAACACCGTCAATGATTGCTTTGGTTGCGCCTGGAATGTTGTGCTTGTCGTGCTTTCTATGGGGCCTCACAACGCGCATTTTCAGTTCTGCGCTATCATGAGGCCATTTATGCAATACAGCCGCTTGTGTGGCTTTGTGTGCCTCAGCACGGGCTTTCTTGGTTGCGTTGGACTTAGGCCAGTGGCTTTTACCGTTAGCGTGTCCGAATAGTGCAGCAACAGGGAAGGAAACAGTTATGATTGGGTTTATCTCCCCCTTGCGTATCTTTTCAATGCGTATTGCCTTACGGGCTGCGTCGAGACTTTCGGCTGTGTCTTTCAAGCTGTCATAGGTCATGCGGTACGGTCCCTCCGTGAATGCCAAATTGTTTTTTCTGGAGTTGCTATCG